ATCGCGCGATCGGTGCGATCTCCGAGGGAGGTCGCTGATGTCGCTGCGCATCATCACCGCCGATCAACGGCTCGCCGAGGCTCATGCCAAGACCACAATGGCAATCTTCGGGCCCTCGGGCGTTGGCAAGACTTCACTGCTCAGGACCCTGCCGCCGGCGGAGACGCTGTGCATCGATCTCGAGGCCGGCATGAAATCCGTCCAGGATTGGCCGGGCGACAGCATCCCGGTGCGCAGCTTCGCTGACGCGCTCGACATCGGCTGCCTGGTCGGCGGCGTTAATCCGGCGGCCGACGAGAAGACCTTCTTCTGCGAAAGCCACTACCGGCACCTGGCCGAGACCTATCCCGATCTCGTCCGCATGATCGCCGGCAAGCGCATCATCTTCGTCGACTCGATCACCGACCTGACGCGGCTCGCCATGGCCTGGGCGAAGACGCGGCCCGAGGCGCAGTCGGAGCGGACCGGCAAGCCGGACACCCGCGGCGCCTACGGTCTCTTGGCGCGTGAAACCATCGGGCTCCTGAAGCACCTGCAGCACGCGCCCGGCCGCACCGTGATCTTCGTCGGCATCCTGGAGCGCATCACCGACGAGTTCAACCGCGTCACCTGGCAGCCGCAGATGGAAGGCGGCAAAGCCGCCCGCGAGCTCCCCGGCATCGTCGACCAGGTGATCTCCATGAGCCGGTTCACGGCGGACGGCGACGCGTGGCGCCACGAGCCCGACCGCGGCGACGTGCGTCGCCTGATCTGCCAGGCCGCCAACCCCTTCGGCCTGCCGGGCAAGGATCGTTCCGGCCGTCTCGACCTCACCGAGCCGCCCGACCTCAGCGCGCTCATTCGCAAGATCAATCAGCCCAGCAAAGGATGACTTCTATGTTCGACATGAACGACGCCGAACCGCAGAAGAGCGGCGAACTCATTCCCGATGGCACCTTCGCCAAGGTCACCATGAGCATCCGCCCCGGCGGCATCGATGGCCAGAGCGAGATCGACCAGGCGCTGCTCAAAGCGCCCAAGGACCCGACGAGCGACGTGCGCATGCTCGACTGCGAGTTCACGGTGGCGGAGGGACCGCACGCCAAGCGCAAGTTCTGGCAGATGTTCACGGTGCAGGGCGGCAAGGTCGACGAGAACGGCGTCTCGATCGCCTGGAAAATCTCCAAGAGCACGTTCCGCGCCATGATCGACAGCGCGCTCGGCCTCGACGCGCAGGACATGAGCGAGGCGGCCAAGCAGAAGCGCATCCTGCGCGGTCTTGCCGACCTCAACGGCATCACCTTCGTCGCCAAGATCAAGATCGAGGCGAGTGAAGACGCCCGCTACAGCGATCAGAACCGGCTCGACCGGGTGGTGCTGCCGACCGAGAAGGAATGGAAGCTCGTCATGGACGGCAAGGACGTGCCGGCGAGCCCGAGCCGCTCGCGCGGCGCCGGCACCAAGGCCGCGACCGCGCAACCCGCCTGGACGCAAGGCGCTGCCCCGGGCGGCCAGCCCCCTGCTGCGCAGCGGTCGCTGCAGGCGCCCAGCGCGCCCGCCTGGTCACAACCGTCATCCGGCGCCGGCGCGCCGGCGGCAAAGCAGCCCGGACCGGCATGGCTCAACGGTTGAACCATGACGGACGACGAATGGCAGGCGCATGTGGCGCATGAAGCGGCCAAGGCGATCGGCGAATGGCTCGAAGGAAGAGGACGGCTTCATCAGCCAATCCGCTCTTTGACCATGCCCGAGCTCGAAGCCATGGCGCAGAACGCCATCAGCCGCTTCATCGTGCTGGCGTCGCAGCGGATCGCGGAGGAACCGGACGAGCCCGGGTCGCAGAAGCTCTCGACGCTGCTCATGGGCTGAGAGCCTGTGCGCTCTGCAGTCGAGAGGCGCGCGGGTTCTACTACACACACCAACTGCGCCCAGATCGATATCCGACCTTCGCGTTCTGCTCGCTGCGCTGCCTCAACGCCGGCGCCGCTATCGCCAAGAGGAACCACGGCATGATCGACAAGACCGATCTGGAGACACAGGCGATCAAGGCGGCACGGCGCAACTTTGCGGAGGTGCTGACCGAGCTCGGATTGATGGCGCCGTTCCATGACCGATCGGCCGACGAGATCGATCGCATCATCGAGGCTTGTGTCGACGGCTTCCAGGCCGCGATGCATCGCGAAACGCTCAACGACGACATTCCATTTTGAGGCCGGTCATGGATGTTGTCGATCTCAACCACGGCTCCGGATTTGTGTACGGCATCGGCGCGCGCGAGGCGTCCGTTGCGCAGCGTGTCAACACGCTGATCGATGCCGCTCTATTGACGGCACGGCGCGAGCAGCCCGAGCGCGATTACCTTGGTGCGTCACGGCTGGGGGAACCTTGTGGGCGCCGGCTCGCCTACGAAATCACCCACACGCCGCCTGATGATGGTCACGATCTCGAGGGCGCCATGCTGCGGGTGTTCGAAGCCGGCCATCGGTTCGAGGCGTTGTCGATCGAATGGCTGCGCGCCGCGGGATTCGATCTGCGGACGCAGCGGCGCGACGGCAGCCAGTTCGGCTTTGCGGCGGCTGGCGGGCGGCTGCGCGGTCATATCGACGGCGTGATCGTTGCCGGCCCCGACATCGGCGTGCCGTGGCCGGCGCTGTGGGAACACAAGGCGCTGAACGCCAAGTCTTGGAACGACGTCGTCAAGCGCGGCCTTCGCGCTGCAAAGCCGCTCTATTTCGCGCAGGTCCAGATCTACATGGCCTACATGGAGATCGGCGCCACGCTGTTCAGCACGCTGAACAAGGACAGCCAGGCGCTCCACCACGAGGTGGTCTCCTTCGATCCCGTTGAAGCGCAGGCGCTCTCCGACAAGGCCGTCGACATTCTGCGCGCCGTCGAAGCCGGCGAACTGCCGCCCCGCATCGCTTCGGCCTCGGATTATTACCTCTGCCGCTCCTGCCCCCATGCGCGGCGTTGCTGGGAGGAGTGAGCCATGAGCTTCTCGCCATCGCCGCTCCAGGCCAAAGCGATTGCGGCCATCAAGGACTGGTTCACGAACCGCACCGCTGCACAGCAGGTGTTTCGGGTCTTCGGCTATGCCGGCACCGGCAAGACCACCATCACGCGGCATGCCATCGCCGAGCTTGGTCTCGACACCGGCGCGAGCGACGGCGTCCTCTATGCGGCCTTCACCGGCAAGGCGGCCCTGGTGATGACCCGCAAGGGCACGCCGGCCTCGACCATCCACTCCCTGATCTACCGCGTCTCCGAGGCGACGCCCGCCGAGATCGAAAAGGTCAAGGAGGAGATCGCCGATCTCAAGGCGAAGATCGCGTCCATGGCTGCGGCCGAGCGCCTGTTCGCGGAGTCGCAGCTTCGCTCGCTCGAACTGCGGCTATCCGACATCCACAAGCCGCGCTTTGTCCTGAACGAGCAGTCGATGCTGCGCGAAGCCAAGCTCCTTGTCCTCGACGAGGTGTCGATGGTGGGCGATGACATGGCGCGCGATCTGCTTGCCTTCGGCAAACCGATCCTGGTGCTGGGCGATCCCGGCCAGCTGCCGCCGGTCAGGGGTGAAGGCGCATTCACGCAATGTCAGCCCGATGTGATGCTGACCGAGATCCATCGCCAGGCCGGCGAGAGCGCCATTATCCGTCTCGCCACGCTGGCGCGCGAAAGCAAATCCATCCCCTACGGCAAGCACGACGAATTCGTCTGGAAGATGCGCAGGCTCGATGTCGCGGCCGAGCAGATGCTGCGCGGCGGTCAGGTGATCTGCGGCCGCAACGCCACGCGTCTGCAGCTCAACCTCGCCATGAAGCGGGCGTCCGGCTTCGATGGTGTCTATCCGACCGGCCAAGGCGAGAAGATCATCTGCCTCAAAAACCGCAACGACCTTGGCCTGGTCAACGGCATGTTCCTCGACCTCGCCGAGGTCAAGGACGAGGACGAGATTTCATTCACTGCCGTTGTCACCACCGAGGACGGCCAGAAGATCGGAGGCACGAACGGTGCGCGCGAGCGCTTCCGCATCTACAAGGGCTACTTCGACGATCACGTCACGCCCGATCCGGAACGCGAGCGCCGCGATCACTGGAAGAAAAAGACCATCATCGAAGCGGTCTGGGGCTGGGCCATCACCTGCCACAAGGCGCAGGGCTCGCAGTGGGAGAACATCATCGTCTACGACGATGGCCTTGGCCGCACGGCCGAAGATCGTGCCCGCTGGCTCTACACCGCCATCACCCGCGCCGAGCGCGGTCTCGTGCTGCTCGATTGAGGTGCCGATGCTCGACCTCAATGACGCCGAACCTGCACGACCGGCCGAGCGGTTTGATCTCGATGAAATCGTCGCGCGGCTGCGCGCGACTGCCGAGCAATGGGTGCCGCGGCTGTTCCCGAATGGCCGACGGGTGGGCGATGAATGGCGGCTTGCCAATATCCGCGGCGATGCGCCGCGCAAGAACGGCTCCTGCGTGATTGCGCTCACCGGCGAGCACGCCGGGGACTGGATCGATTTCGACGGCGGCCAGGGCGGCGGCCCCATCAACACGCTCGAACACGCGATACATCGGAGCGGGCGTGAGCTGATCAGTTATGCGGCCGAGCTGACCAGGACCGGCCCGCAGCCGAAGCGGGGCGCCACCAGGCCCTCGTCCAAGCAGGCCGACCAGGCCCGCGAGATCGACCATATCCTCTCCAAGGCCGTGCCGCTCGCAGGCACGTTGGGCAAACGCTATCTCGCGTCGCGCGGGCTGACGATTCCGGATTGTGCGGACCTTCTGTTCCACCCGGACCTAACACACTGGGAGAGCCGGCGCGGCTTCCCCGGGCTCGTCGCGGTGGTGCGGGACGGCAGCGGCAATCGGATCGCGCTCCACCGCACCTATCTCGCCGACGATGGCGCCGCCAAAGCGCCGGTCGATAACCCGCGCAAAATGCTGGCCTCGATCGCCGGCGGCGCCGTGCGCCTTGCCAATCTCACCGACGATCATGTCGTCGGACTCGCCGAAGGCATCGACACCGCGCTCTCGGTGATGGCAGCGTGTGCGCGCCTGCCGGTCTGGGCCACGCTGTCGACGTCCAACCTGGAACAGGTCGTTTTGCCCGCGGAAGTGAGGAAGGTCGTGCTTCTGACCGACCACGACCCCTCCAACGCCGGCGCGCGCGCTGCCGCCGCCGCCGCCGCCCGACTGCACGCCGAGGGTCGGCGCGTCTTCATCGCCATGCCGCCCAAGGAGGGCGACGACTTCAACGACCTGTTGATGCGCGAAGGCATTGATGCGGTGCGCCGAGTCGTTGAGTCAGCGGTCGAGTGGAACGGCCAGGGCACCACAGAAAGCATGGCTCTGGTCGTTGACGGCGGCACCCACAGGCCGATCGGCCTGGCCTTGCCCGACCATGCACGACCCCAACTGCGCGCCGACAACGGCGATCTCGCCGGTGCGGTCTCGCAGGCCTGGCAAATCCTCCTCACCGCCAACAATCCGCCCTGGCTGTTCCGTGCCGCCGGATGTCCGACCTGGGTGGTGCGCGACGATGACGGTTTGCCCATGGCGAGGCCGCTCACCGAGGATCGCTTGCGCCCGGTGCTCGCCCAGCTCGTCGACTGGCGAAAGATCAATCGCAACGGCGAACTTATTCCCGCCCATCCACCCATGGCGGTGATCAAATCAATCCTCGCCACGCCCGATCCGGCGCTGCCAGTGCTGTCCGGCATCGTCACGACGCCGGTGTTCGGCCGCGACGGCGAGCTCATCACCGAACCCGGCTACCATGCGCCCGCGCGCCTGCTCTACGACCCGCCCAAGGACTTTGTCCTGCCGCCTATAGCCGCCCGACCGACGCCGGCGAACATCACCGCCGCGCGATCATTATTGCTCGACGATCTCCTGGGGGAGTTTCCGTTCACCGGCGAAGCCGAACGTGCGCATGCGCTCGCGCTGCTGCTTGTTGGCTTCGTGCGCGCCATGATCGACGGGCCGACGCCGTTGCACCTGGTCGAGAAGCCGACCCAAGGCACCGGCGCAACCCTGATGGTGGATGTGATATCGCTGATCGCGACCGGCTGCCGCGCGAGCGTCATGGTCGAGGGCAGCGACGATGAGGAATGGCGCAAGCGCCTGACCGCCAAGCTGCGCCAGATCCCCTCCGTCGTGCTGATCGACAATCTGCGACGGCCGCTCGACTCCTCGGCGCTCGCGGCCGCGCTCACCGCGCCGTTCTGGGAAGATCGCGTCCTCGGCGTCTCGGAAACCACGCGGCTGCCGATCCGCTGCATCTGGATTGCCACCGGCAACAATGCCGAGTTCTCGGGTGAGATGGCGCGCCGTCTTGTGCGCATCCGTCTCGACGCCCGCGTCGACCAGCCCTGGCGCCGCAATGGCTTCCGCCATCCCGATCTCATTGGCTGGGTTCATGCCAACCGGGCGGATCTTGTGGCCGCCTGTCTATCGCTCTGCCGCGGCTGGATCGCGGCCGGAATGCCACGCGGGAGCAAACACATCGGCAGCTTCGAAGCCTGGTCCGCCCTCATGGGCGGCCTGCTCGAGGCGATCGGAGTGCGAGGCTTCCTCGGCAACATCGACGAGATGCTCGAAGCCTCCGACGGCGAGGGCGCGGTCTGGCGCGTGTTCGTCGGTCAATGGTGGGATCGCTTCGGCACGGCAGAGGTTGGCACCAGCGGACTCTATGAGCTCGCCGTCAATTGCGAGCCTCCGCTGCCGCTCGGCACCGGCGGCGACCGATCCCAGCGCACCCGGCTCGGCAAAGCGCTCGTGCGCATGCGCGACCGGGTCTTCGACATCGCCGGACTGAAAGCGCGCATCCGGGCGATCGGGGTTTCCCATCAGGCGCGCCGCTGGCAGCTCACGCTCGAAGGGGAACATGGGGAACGTGGGGAACGTTTTTCGGAGTCGTCCGATTTCGGGAAAGGGGAACGTCAGGCTGCTTTAGAGCAACGTTCCCCTCAACAGTCCCCGGCCTATCCCATTGATGGACAAGGCGTCGGGGAACGTGGGGAACCTGGGGAACGTTTTTCCGACCTACGCGCACGCGCGCGCGTACACAATAATAAAGAAGAGCAAACACGTTCCCCACGTTCGTCACGTTCCCAAAACGGTGTTGGTTCAGACGCTTACGACGGGGAACATGGCGGGGAACGTCATAACGCACGTTCCCCACGTTCCCCGCTGAATGAATCGCCCGATTGGCTGAAGGGGGTGCCGTGATGCCGCGCGCCCTTGATGCCAATTTGCTCCGCGGAGGCGCGCCATGAGCCGGCAGCGCCTTCCCGAACGCAGGCCAAGCGTCACGACCACGTTCGTGCACGACTGCCGGTCCTATGCGGTGACGTTCGGCTTCGACCCGAGCACCGGCCGCATCGGCGAAGTGTTCACGCACGGCGCCAAGGTAGGCTCCGCCATGGACGGCATCCTCGACGATGCCTGTATCGCGCTGTCGCTTCTGCTGCAACATGGCGTCGAGCCCACGGCGCTTGCGACGAGTATGGGGCGGCTCGGCGACGGCAAGACGCCCGCGTCTGTCATTGGTGCACTCGCCGATCTCATCGCTCTCGAGGTGCAGCCGTGAGGTGGATGCCCAAGGGATACGGCGGCCACCGGCGTCCGCCCGAAGAGGTCAAGCGCGAGGGCTGGCACGAGCACGGCATCCTGGTGGTCAGCGCGGACGATCAGCGTCTCACCTGGCCTGAGCGTGAACTGATCCGGCAACTCGGGGGAAGACTGTACGGGAAGCGATCATCGAACAAGGAGGCGTGCCATGGCTGATTGGACGCCGGCTTGTGTCGAAGCGCGGCTGCACGAGGCGGCCGACGTGATGAAGCGTCTGCCCGAGGTCCGCGTGCAGGGCTACTACTCGCTGTGGCCGAAGATGCTCGCCGAGTTCAGCGATTTGGTTGGCCAGGAACCTCAGCGCCTCAAGCGTCCTCCTCCGTCTCCCGATGCCATCACGCGGATGGAGGAGACACTGGGCTGGTTGCGGTGGCTTGAAGCCGAGGATGCGAAGCTCGCCTGGGCGCGCGCCGAGCGCACCCCATGGAAAATGATCTGCTGGCGGTTCGGTATCGCTCGCGCCACCGCGCATCGGCGCTGGCAATATGTGCTGAGCGTGATCACGTGGCGGCTCAACGGGCGGAGGGTGCCGGGGAAGCGGTCACGGCGATTCGTGGTCGAAAGAGCCAAGGCTTGAGATTCTATGCTTCAGCCGGCGGACGACGAACGTCGAGAACGTCAAGCACTGGGCATTCTGGTGCGGTAGTTCCAGTGCAACGCGCAACTGTCTTCGCCAGCAACCGCTCCAGCTTGCGAAGGTCAGCTATCTTGGCGCGAATCTCGTCGAGATGATGCGAAGCGATTTCGCGAACTTCCCGACATGAGGCTTTTGCGGGGCCGCCGAGCCGAATCAGCGCGCGGACCTGATCGAGAGAAAATCCCAACTCCCGCGACCGGCGGATAAAGGCCAGGATACGAAGGTGAGTGGCGTCATAGACGCGACGCCCACCGGCTGTGCGCGGCGGCGCCGGGAACATCTTGATCCGCTCGTAGTAGCGGATTGTCTCGATGTTCACGCCGGTAAGTTCCGACAAATTACCGATTGTTAACGCTTCCGCTCGCGCATCTGTGATCGAGCCCATGGTGACCGGCCTTGCTCCTGTAGTGACTACAGGAAGTATACCGCCCGCGATCCAGAGAGGACAACGAAATGAGCGAAACGCGCAGCGCCATGGGTTCTATTGCATTGAGCGATCGCCCTGCCAACGCCTCGCCCGGCAAGGGTCAAAAGCTGGCGGCGGCGGGCGGGATCATCGGTGCGCTCGCCGCATCGTCGTGCTGCATTTTGCCGGTCGTTCTCTTTAGCCTTGGTGTCAGTGGCGCATGGATTGGAAACTTCACGCAGCTTGCGCCCTATCAGCCGTATTTCATTGCGGCCACGCTCGCTTTCATCGGCACCGGCTATTGGTTGGTCTATCGCTCGTCAAAGGTCGCCTGTGCAGAGGGTGAGGCTTGCGCACGGCCATTGCCTAACAGATTCGTTAAGATCGCGCTCATTGCGGCGACCGTCATTGTTCTTGCCGCCTGGGCCTTCGACTATGTCGCCCCCTACGTGCTGTCCTAACCAATGGAGCAAATCAAATGATGAAGTACGTCATCCCTGTTACGCTCTCGCTCGGCATCATCGGTCCTTCGTCTGCTCGTGCAGCGGAAAAAACGGTGACGCTCGCGGTGCAGAACATGTACTGCGCCGCGTGCCCGCACACCGTTAAATCGAGCCTGCAATCCGTGCCGGGTGTCAAAGCGGTTTCGGTGTCATTCAAAAACAAGACTGCCATCGTGACCTTCGACGACGCAAAGACCAACGTGAAGGCGCTGACGACAGCGACGACGAACGCCGGCTATCCGTCCTCTCCGAAAGGCTGAGCCTCCGGTGAAAGCAGCCGGTACCACAATTGGAGCAGTGCTCGTTGGCGCCCTTGCGGTGGTTTGCTGCGCCACGCCAGCGATTATTGCGGGCATCAGCGTGACGGCGCTCGCAGCTTGGCTCTCCTATTCGGGATACGTGCTGATCGCAGCCGTGCTGATTGCCGGTGCGGTCGGCTGCGTCCTGTGGCTCCGGCGTCGCGGCATCAATGCTCAAGCGTGCTGCGGGCCAGCAAAGAAGGCGTCAAATCATGAGTGACTGTTGCGCGTCTGGAAATCGCGGCAAGCAATTTGATCTCGCCGTCATCGGTGCGGGGTCGGCAGGCTTTTCGGCGGCGATCACTGCGGCAGAACAAGGTGCGCAGGTGGCTCTGATTGGTCATGGCACTCTTGGCGGCACATGCGTCAACATCGGTTGCGTGCCGTCAAAAACACTAATCCGGGCCGCTGAGACACAGCATCAGGCCAGCGCCGCCGCGCGCTTCGCAGGCATCAGGGCCAAAGGGCAGGTGGGCGATTGGACAGCGACCGTCCAGCAGAAAGACGAGCTCGTTTCGAGCCTGCGCCAATCGAAATACGCCGATCTTTTACCGGCTTATAACAACATCTCTTACGTCGAAGGGCAGGCCCGCCTTGCCGAAGGTGGCGTGGCCATCAATGGCGATCTGATCAAGGCGCCGCGCCTTATCATCGTCACGGGCGCACGGCCTGCAGTGCCCTCGATCCCCGGTCTTGATGCTGTCGAGTATCTGACAAGCACCACCGCGCTATCCCTTGAATGCCTCCCGAAGTCATTGCTTGTGATCGGCGGGGGTTACATCGGCGCTGAACTAGCGCAGATGTTTGCGCGCATGGGCGTCAAAGTCACAGTCGTTTGCCGCAGCCACCTGTTGCCGGCGGCGGAGCCGGAAATCTCGGATGCTCTGTCAGGCTATTTCCGAGACGAAGGCATCGCTCTTGAGTGCGGGGTCACTTACAAGCAGGCGCGGCAGACTGAAGCTGGAGCGGCTCTTGTCGTCACGCGCGAAGCTCGGGATACGACGCTGACAGCCGAGCGCATTTTAGTTGCGACGGGTCGCGCCCCCAATGTCGAGGGGCTTGGCTTGAGAGAAGCCAAGATCGCGCAAGCGGCAAACGGCAGCATTCAGGTGGACGATCGAATGCAGACCACGCGCCCTGGCGTGTATGCGGCGGGCGATGTCACCGGCCACGATCAATTCGTTTACATGGCTGCTTACGGTGCGAAGCTTGCGGCCAAGAACGCTCTCAACGGAAACAGCCTGCGCTATGACAACACGGCTATGCCGTCGGTCGTATTCACTGATCCGCAGGTGGCAAGCGTCGGGTTGACCGAAGGCGCGGCCCGAGCCGCCGGCCGTGACGTGAGAGTGTCCGTGCTACCCCTCAGTGCCGTGCCGCGCGCATTGGCGGCGCGAGATACGCGCGGCCTCATCAAGCTTGTTGCCGACAGAAAGAACCGCAAACTCCTGGGCGCGCACATTCTCGCGCCCGAAGGAAGCGACAGCATTCAGACTGCGGCGCTCGCCATCCAGCAGGGTCTGACGACCAACGATCTTGCCGACGCGATCTTTCCGTATCTCACAACCGTCGAAGGCTTGAAGCTTGCGGCATTGGGATTCGAGAAAGATGTCGCGAAACTGTCCTGCTGTGCCGGGTAGTTGAATGAACGTTGCAGCCCAATCCGCGAGGGACTGGCTCGGTAAGGCCCATACCAGCATCATCGCGTGGTGGCTCCCTAAAGGTGCCGTAGTCGCTGCGTTGTTCGCCCCGGTGTCGGCACGCGCGGCCGTTTGGTCCGCTGCGCTCATTTGGATGGGCACAGCGTGCATCCTCAATGCAAAGCGTTGCGGGCGCACGCACTGCCGCTACACGGGACCGTACTATCTCGCCATGATCCTTCCTGTGCTTGTGCTTGCATCCGGCCTCGCGTCAGCAAACTTCTACGGTTGGCTCGCGCTTGCCGCTTTGATCGTCGGTGGCGGCTGGATCATTTGGTGGGCTACGGAACAAGCGTGGGGCGATTCTCGTAGTGCTAAGGATTGCTTCTAGCTGATCTCGACTTGGCCGTGTTGCCACCTGATTTCGGGAACAATGGAGCGCAGCGGAGATTCAATACCCGATTCTTCTGTCAAGATCATTTTGGAACGTGAGACATTTTTTGGTGAGACATTTTTCGGCGAGACGCAGTTGACCGGTTCAGCGTAATTTCGCGTCAAGCTCGGGCGAGGCGCGCTCGACGATCAGCAAGACCGACGCACGGGTCCTCCCTGGCGCAAAATGGTATGCGGGGGGCAATGGCCCGAAATTTCGCTACAGCCAGCCGCAAAATCTGAGTTACCAGTTACCACCCGACGTTGGCGCCTGTGTGCCCTAGAGGCGCGCAACGGCGCGCTTTTTTTCGCTAGGCCGCCTGGTAACCGCGCGTGGTAACCCGCCGAAGCCAGTTACCACCCGCCGCGGTGCATCGCCGAACCAAATGAAACCGCGACTGCCCGACGCGGTCGAGCATTGGCCGCTCGATCGGCTGAGCCCGTACGCGCAATGCCCGGACTCACGACGACGACCAGGTGGCGCAGATCGCAGCCTCGATCGTCGAATTCGGCTGGACCAATCCGATCCTGGTCGATGCGGAGGGCGGCATCGTTGCCGGCCACGGGCGGCTCCTTGCCGCACACAAGCTCGGCCTCGACACAGTCCCGGTGGTCGTCCTCGGTCACATCACACCGGCCCAGCGGCGCGCTTACGTCATCGCCGATAACAAGCTCGCGCTCAATGCCGGCTGGAACGAGGAACTGCTCGCAGCCGAGCTGCATGCGCTGAATGGCGACGGCTTCGACCTTGCGCTCACCGGCTTCTCGGAGACCGAGCTCGATGCGCTCCTGGCGCCGCTCGGCGAGGAGACGGATGCCGCGGACGGTGTCGGCGAGGACGCTGCAGACGAGATGCCGGCACCGCCACGCGAGCCAATCTCGCGCGCGGGCGATCTCTGGCTGATCGGCAATCACCGCCTGCTGTGCGGCGATGGCACCGACCCTGCGGCCGTGGCGCGCGTCATGAACGGCGAGCGCGCCGCGCTCGTCTTCACGTCGCCGCCCTACGGTAATCAGCGCGACTACACGACCGGCGGCGTGGGCGATTGGGACACGCTGATGCGCGGCGTGTTCGCCGAGCTGCCGGTCACGGAGGCCGCTCAGGTTCTGATCAATCTCGGTCTCATTCACCGGGACAACGAATGGCAGCCCTATTGGCAAGCCTGGCTCGATTGGATGCGCGAGCAGGGCTGGCGCCGCTTCGGCTTCTACGTCTGGGACCAGGGACCGGGATTGCCAGGCGATTGGAACGGACGCCTGGCGCCGGCTTTCGAGTTCGTCTTTCACTTCAATCGCAAGGCCCGCAAGCCGAACAAGATCGTGCCCTGCAAATGGGCCGGCCACGTCAACGACACGCATGGCGGCATCCGCCACAAGGACGGGCATGTCGGCGAGTGGACGCATGCCGGACAGGGCGTCCAGGACACGCGCATCCCGGACAACGTCATCCGCATCACGCGGCACAAGGCGCGCGGCATCGAGACCGAGCACCCCGCGGTTTTCCCGGTCGCGCTGCCGGAATTCGTGATGCGCGCCTACAGCAACGAACGGGACATCGTCTATGAGCCGTTCGCCGGCTCGGGCACCGCCATCATCGCGGCGGAACGCGCCGGCCGGCGCATGAGGGCAATCGAGATCGCGCCCGAATACGTCGATGTCACGCTGCGCCGATGGCGCAAGCTCTTCCCTGACCAGCCAGTGAAACTCGATGGCGAAGGCCAAACCTTCGAAGCGGTCGCGCGTCAGCGTGGGGTCGCAATCCCAGCCGACGACTGAGCCACTGCAAGTTGAGAGCTGGCCGATCGAGCGGCTCCTGCCGTATGCGGCGAACGCTCGAACGCATCCCGAAGAGCAGGTCGCACAGATCGCCGGCTCGATCGCGGAGTTTGGGTTCAACGTACCGTGCCTTGTGGACGAGCGCGGCGTCTTGGTCGCGGGTCATGGCCGCGTGCTTGGCGCGATGCGGCTCGGGTTGCAGCAGGTCCCGGTGATCCGGCTCGGGCACCTGACCGACGCCCAGGCGCGCGCGTTCCGGCTCGCCGATAACCGCATCGCGCTTAATGCCGGCTGGGATGATGCGCTCCTGTCCGCGGAGCTTGAGCGGCTGAAGGAGGACGGCGTCAACCTCGAGCTGTTGGGCTTTGCCGAGGACGAACTCGACCGGCTGCTCGACGCGCTCGACGCAGGCGGAGCATCCGAGGAAGAGGAAGACGTTCCCGAACCACCGACGCAAGCCGTCACCCGTCCGGGTGATCTTTGGTTGCTTGGATCGCACCGTCTTCTGTGTGGCGATGCCACCGTCGCAACCGATGTCGAGCGGCTACTCGATGGGGCGCGACCGCACCTGATGGTGACCGACCCGCCTTACGGGGTCGATTACGATCCCAACTGGCGAGTCGAGTCCGGTGTTTCCTCGACCGCGCGGCCTGGAAAGGTCAACAACGACGACCGCGCCGATTGGCGCGAGGCCTGGAGCCTGTTTCCCGGTGATGTCGCTTACGTCTGGCACTCCGGGATCCACGCACGGACGGTCGCGGAGAGTCTCGATGCTTGCGGCCTCCTGATCAGGGCGCAGATCGTATGGGCCAAGCCACGCCTGGTGCTCTCCCGCGGAGATTACCACTGGCAGCATGAACCGTGCTTCTACGCAGTGCGCAAGGGAGCGAGCGGCCACTGGCAGGGCGCGCGCGACCAAACCACGTTATGGACCATCGCCACCGGCGAGAACGACGAGGCGACCGAGCACGGAACGCAGAAGCCGGTCGAGTGCATGCGCCGGCCGCTCGTCAACAACAGCGCGAAGGGCGATCTCGTCTATGAGCCCTTCGCCGGATCGGGTTCGACACTGATCGCTGCCGCGTCCGTCGGCCGCGTTTGCCTCGCCATAGAAATCGACCCGCGCTATTGCGACGTTACTATCGAGCGCTGGCAGCGCCACACCGGGAAAGCGGCATCACTCGCAAGCGATGGGCGGGGCTTTGATGAGGTGAAGGGCGAGCGATTGTAGGCCTGAACGGCAAAGCGCCGTCGGGTTTGCCGCCGACGGCGCTTCGAAATTCGATCCGGTTCAGGCGATGCGATAGACGCGCCCGCGGCCTTCGACTTTCTCCGACTGCACGTTCAGGCCGAGCTTCTTTTTGAGGGCACCGGCAATCGCGCCACGGACTGTGTGCGCCTGCCAGTCGAACTTCTTGACGATTTCTTCGATCGTGGCGCCTTCGGGACGCTTGAGCATTTCGATGAGTTGCGCCTGCTTGCTGTTGGCGCGTGTGCCGGGCGTCTTGGCTTTTGCTTGGACCTTCCGCTTCTGAGAGGTCTTGGTCTTTGCTTTGCTCGACTTGGGCATCTGAGGCTCCTTCGTGGTCGGGCCGCGACCATCGCGACCCTTCTACGACCCCGAGCCCCGCATCGGAGCGGGGCGTAGAGGTGCGGAAGTCGATCAGTCTTGACCCGACAGGACGCGGTCCATGGATTGCTGGAAGCTTTCGTTCGGGCGGGCTGTTTCCGCCGCGCGACGGATCGCGCCGAAAACAACAAGCTGCACGCGTCTGACGGCCTGTTCGAGTGTCTCGCCCGGCAAGATTTCGGCCTCGCAATTCGCGAGGAATTTTCGCAGCGCGGGCTCGCGTGCAGCGGCGACGCGGGCGCGAATCTCTGCGGGCGTGAGGCCGGACCAGTCTTCCATGGCAATGCTCCTTCCGGTTGTTAGGCGCTCGCTTCGGCCACGATCTCCCAATCGGTGACGAGGCCGACAAGGTAGGGCAGTCCGCGCGGGATGCCGGTCTCGCGTGACGTGCGCCGATCGATCGTCCAGTTCATCCAGCGATCGACCGCGGCATCGATGGCGTCGGCGAGACCGCGCCCTTCGAACAGTCCGTTGGCCACATCGTCCGCGAAATGCCGGCCATGGCGGCAGTCGAGGAAATCGCGAACCCCGATTTCGGAGCACCCGGTCGCCTCGGCGATGGCCCGCATGGCGAGCGGCCAGGCTTCGACGGGATCGGCGTGGTGGCGGATGGTGCCAAAGAAGCCCCAGGCTTCGTTGTTGCTCGGCAGGACCTTGGTCATGGCGCTCTCCGTTTTGATGGCGCCATACACGCGCTGCTTCCGACGGAAGCCAAGTCAATAATCGCGCGGACTGCATCTTTTTCCGCGGCATGTCGCGGTGCAAACCGGCCCTGACCTGAATGGGAATCTCGATCCGCGCTTATGCCAAGGCACGTGGCGTAAGCCATGTGGCCGTGCTCAAGGCCGCCAAGGCCGGACGCATCCCGCTTGAGCCTGATGGTACGATCGACCCGGCGAAAGCCGACGCCGCCTGGCAGCGCTCCACCGATCCTGGCCGCTCGAAAGCAAAGCTGAAGGCGCCTAACGAAAAACTTCGCCCGGTTGGCGAGGCTGCGCTCGGCTCGGTGCGCGAGACGCTGAAAGAGCAGGGCTTGCCCGCCGGTGGCAACGTCACCTTCGTCCAGGCCCGCACCGCGCACGAAATCGCCAAGGCCCATCTCGCTCGCCTGCGCCTGCAGCGCATGAAGGGCGAGCTCGTTGATCGCGCGCGGGCGACGGCGCTGGTGTTTCGGCTGGCACGCGAGGAACGGGACTCCTGGCTCAACTGGCCGGCTCGGGTCGCGGCCCTGATCGCGGCCGATCTCGGTGTCGAGGCGCACGCGGTCCAGAAACTCATAGAGACGCATGTCCGCGGTCACCTCGCCGAGCTCGCCGAGATCCGGCCAGAGCTCCGCTGACCTGTTCGGTTTCGAGGGCGCCGACGAGCTTGGCCAGTCCTGGCGCGACGGGCTCACCCCCGATCCGGCGCTGACCGTCTCGGAATGGGCCGACCGCCACCGGGTGCTGAGCCCGCGCGCGTCGGCCGAGCCAGGCCGCTACCGCACCGATCGCACGCCCTACATCCGGGAAATTGTCGACGCGCTGTCGCCGATGCATCCGGCGCGCCGCATCGTGGTGATGAAATCGGCCCAGGTCGGCTTCACCGAAGGCGGCAACAACTGGATCGGATACGTCATTCATCATGCGCCGGGCCCGATGCTCGCGGTGCAGCCGACCGTCGAACTCGCCAAGCGCTTTTCCCGCCAGCGCCTTGAGCCCCTGATCCATGAGAGCCCTGCGCTCCGGGAGCGCGTCAAGCCGGCGCGCTCGCGTGATGCTGGCAACACGGTGCTCTCGAAGGAGTTTCCCGCCGGACTCCTGGTCATCACTGGGGCGAACAGCGCCGTCGGCTTGCGCTCGATGCCGGCGCGCTACCTGTTCCTCGATGAGGTCGATGCCTATCCGCCGTCGGCTGACGAGGAAGGCGACCCGGTCGCTCTCGCCGAGGCACGCACCCGCACCTTCTCGTGGCGCTCCAAGGTTCTCCTCGGGTCGACGCCGACCATCCATGGCCTATCGCGCGTGGAGCGCGAGTACGAGGCCTCGGACCAGCGCCGCTACTTCGTGCCGTGCCCGCACTGCCGGGAGATGCAGTGGCTCAGGTTCGAACGGTTGCGCTGGGACAAGGGCAAGCCCGACACCGCACATTATCTCTGCGCCTCTTGCGAAGAACGGATCGAGGAGCACCACAAGACGGCCATGCTCGAGGCCGGGGAGTGGCGTGCCACCGCGGACTCGGAAGACCCGGGCACCATCGGATTTCATATTTCGGCGCTCTACTCGCCGGTCGGCTGGCTCTCCTGGGAGCACATCGCGCGGCTGTGCGAAGCTGCGACCACCGACGAAGCTAGGCGCAGCTTCAAGAACAGCGTGCTTGGCGAGACCTGGGTCGAGACCGGCGAGGCGCCGGACTGGCAGCGCCTTTACGAGCGCCGCGAGTCCTGGCAGATCGGCACGGTACCGAGCGGCGGCTTGTTCCTGACGGCGGGCGCCGACGTCCAGAAGGACCGCATCGAGGTCGATGTCTGGGCCTGGGGCCGAGGTCTCGAAAGCTGGCTCGTCGACCACATCGTGGTCGAAGGCGGACCCGAGCAAGCCGAGACCTGGGAGGAGCTTGGTCTCCTCCTCGATCGCACCTGGCTTCATGCGCACGGTACGCGGCTTGGCCTTGCAAAGCTCGCGATCGACACCGGGTACGAGGCGCCGGCCGTCTACGCCTGGGCTCGCAGGGCCGGCCATGCGCAGGTTGCGCCGATCAAGGGCGTCGAGGGCTTCAACCGTACGGCGCCGGTTGCCGGTCCGACCCACGTCGACGTCACAGAGGGTGGCAAGAAGCTTCGACGCGGGGCGCGGCTCTGGACGATCGCGGTCGCCACGTTCAAGAGCGAGACCTATCGCTACTTGCGATTGTCGGCGCCGACCGACGAGGAGATCGCGGCAGGCGCAAAAATTCCGGCCGGCTACGTGCACTTGCCGCGTGGCACCGAAGCCGAGTGGGTGAAGCAGCTCGTCGCCGAGCAGCTTGTCACGGTGAAGACCAAGCGCGGTTTCAGCCGGCTGGAATGGCAGAAGCTGCGCGAGCGCAACGAAGCACTCGATTGCAGGGTTTATGCCCGCGCGGCCGCGTGGATCGCCGGCGCCGATCGCTGGACCGAGGCCATGTGGCGCGACCTCGAGCAGCAAGTCGGAATCTCGGCCGACGCAAATTCCGACCAGGCCATTGAGCCTGAGGCGGTGGGCGCGACGGTGGCGGGTGTCATCCGACGCCGCCCCGAGCGCCGTGCACGCCGCGTTTTCCGATCGAGCTATCTGAGCTGAACCAAAATGACCCTCGAAGAGATGACCGCGCAACGCGACGCGCTGCTGGCGGCGCGCTTCCGTGGCGTGCGGACGGTCGAGATCGACGGTCGGCGCGTCACGTATGCCACCGACGCCGAGATGGCGGCCGCCATCACAGAACTCGAACGCCGGATTGCAACTGCGGGCGAAGGCGGCCGACGCCGACGGATTCTGACCTCTGCTTCGAAGGGACTTTGAGTGCTCGCTTCGCTGCAACAGTTCCGGCGGCGTGTCGGGGCATTCATTGGCGGGTTCGAGGCCGGGCTCGCAAACCGGCGACTGAAAGGATTCCAGCCGAGCCGGGCGCATCTCAACACGCTGATCGCGGCGGCCGGTGCGGACATCACGGCGCGCGCCCGCTGGCTCATTCGCAACAACGGCTACGCCACGAATGCGATCGAGAGCTGGGCCGGCAACGTCGTCGGCGCCGGCATCAAACCGTCGTCACTGATCAAGGACGCCGGCTTGAAAGCAGCGGTCCAGGAGCTCTGGCTCGGCTGGACCGATGAAGCCGATGCGGAGGGCTTCACTGACTTCTATGGTCTGCAGCGCCGGGCCGCGCGCGAGGTGTTCATCGCAGGCGAAGTGTTCTTCCGGTTCAGGCCGCGCCGGCCGCAGGACGGACTCACGGTGCCGCTGCAGCTGCAGATGCTTCCCTCGGAGATGCTGCCGCTCAATCGCAACGAAGTCATGCCCGGCGGCAATGTCATCCGCCAGGGCATCGAATTCGACGGGATCGGCCGTCGGGTCGCCTACCATTTCCTGCGGCGGCACCCGGGCGACATCACCGATCCCGGACTCGCTGGCGACATCGTGCGGGTGCCGGCCTTCGAGATCATTCACGTCATCGATCCGGTCGATGCCGGGCAGCTACGCGGAGTGTCGCGCTTCGCGGCCGGCATCGTGAAGCTGTTCCTGCTCGACCAGTACGACGATGCCGAACTCGACCGGAAGAAGGTCGCGGCGATGCACGCGCTCTTCATCACGACGCCGGCACCGGCCGAACCGCTCGATGCCGCGGAGGGGCGCGATCAGAACGACGAGCGCACGATCGACCTGCAGCCCGGCCAGATCACCATGCTGGAGCCCGGCGAGGAGGTGCAGACTTCGGCGCCGGCCGACGTCGGCCAGACCTACGAGCCGTTCCAGTACCGGACATTGCTACAGGTCTCGGCCGCGCTTGGCGTGCCTTACGCCTATCTCTCCAACGATATGCTCAAGGCGAACTATTCGAACTCGCGCCTGGCCCTGCTCGAATTCCGCCGGCGGATCGAAGCCTATCAGCATGCCGTCATCGTCTGGCAGCTGTGCCGCCAGGTCTGGGCACGCTGGATGGACACCGCGGTACTTGCGGGCACGCTCGCACTGCCGGACTACGACCAGCGCCGGCGTGAGTATCTGGCGTGCGGATGGCTGCCGCCGAAGTGGGATTGGGTCGATCCGCTGAAAGACGCTCGCGCCGAGATCGAGCAGATCGACGCAGGTTTAAAGAGCCGCACGCAGGCGCTGGCCGAGCGCGGCTACGACGCCGAGCAGGTCGATGCCGAGATCGCGGCCGACAAGGCCCGCGAAAAGTCATTGGGATTGAGTTTCGGATCGATATCGCCGTCAAGCGCCGAGCCGGCGCCAGGCGATCCGGCTGATGTCTCCTCTGCTGATACCACCAACCCACCCGCCAACGATTGACCATCCGGACAATGTTGAACCTTCCCCACGTTGCGGCCCGCGTGTTCGGGACGCCGCTGATGATCGCCCGCGCCAAGCTCGAAGTGATCCTCGGCGTGCTGGCGCCGCGCCTCGCGGGAGGTGCCGCAGAACCGATCGAAGCCGAGAGCGATCCGGCACCGATGGTTTCCGTGACGGTCGAGCGGATCGCGGTGGTCTCGGTCATCGGCACCCTGGTGAGCCGCTCCAGCTATCTCGACGCAGCAAGCGGCCTCGTGTCCTACGGCGAGATCGCGGATGCGATTGCCGGCGCGATGAGCGACCCCAGCGTGCGCGGCGTTGTCCTCGATGTGGATTCGCCCGGAGGAGAGGTCGGCGGCCTGTTCGACCTGGTCGAACAGATTCAAGCGATCAGTGACGCGAGCGCCAAGCCGCTCTGGGCGGTGGCTAACGAATGCGCGCTATCCGCGGCTTACGCCATCGCGAGCACGGCCGATCAGCTCTACGTGACGCGCACGGGCGAGGTTGGCTCCATCGGCGTGGTTGCGGTCCACGTCGACGAGAGCGGGGCAGACGCCAAGGCGGGACTGGCCTGGACCTTCGTGTTCGCGGGCGCACAGAAGGTGGATGGCAATGCCCACGAGCCGCTCTCCGAGCGCGCCCGAGCGACAATTCAGGCGGACGTCGATCGCCTCTATTCCGAGTTCTGCGCGCTGGTTTCGGTCAACCGCGGGCTGACAAGCGAAGCAGCGCGCGGGACGAAAGCCGCGATCTATCGCGGCGAGCTCGCGATCCGCGCGGGCCTCGCCGACCGCCTGGGCACGCTCGACCTTGCCATCGCCGAGATGGCCGCTGAACTCGATCGCGCGGCGACCGCGCGCCCATCCACCAAACCGAGACAGAAGAGGAGTCCGTCCATGGCGACGAACGAAACGGAACAGATTCCAGACGAGCCGAACGCGCCGCAACAGCCGGTCGAGCCTCAGCCGGCACCTGCGGCAGTTCCTGATCCTACGCCTCCTGCGCTGGAACCAGCGTCGGCGCCCGCGGACAAGCTTCGCGCGGAATTCGCCGAGATTGCCGCCGTCGCGGCTCAGGCGGCCCGGCTCGGGGTGACGGTCGACGCAGCGGATGCGGTCGCTAAGGGCGTTTCGGCGGACGCGCTTCGTCGCTCGGTGCTCGACACGCTCGCGGCACGCACCGAGGCGACCAGCGTCATCGCCGCTGCGCCCTCCACCCCGACGGCCGGCGATAGCCCGATCGTCCGGCGCGCGCGCGAGCGCGCCGCAGCGGCCCGCAGTTGATTCCCATAAGGAGCTCCAGACATGGCCACTCTTACCAAAGCGCCGACGCTCGGCGACCTGCTCAAGTATGAGCTCAACGGCAACTACACCCGGGAAACGATCACGCTGAAATCCGGCACGGACTACGCACTCGGTTCCGTGCTCGGCAAGATCACCGCTTCCGGCAAGTACCGGCTCTCGCCCGCCGCCCAGGTCGTGGGTGACGAGGGCGCCGAGACGGCTGTGGCGGTCCTGATCGAGGCGGTCGATGCGACCGCGGCCGACAAGACTGGCCTCGTCGTCGCGCGCGGGCCCGCGATCGTGTCCAAGGCGGCGCTCGTCTTCGACGCGTCCGTCGACCAAGCGGCCGAGAAAACCGCCAAGCACGTCCAGCTCGCCGCGGCCGGCATCGTCGCCCGCGACACTGCCTGATCCCACGCCACTCGCTGACCGCAACCGGGCCTCGACGGATTTCTGTCGGGGCCAGAACCATTTTGAGGAGACCCAAAAGAATGGCCCCGATAATCAATCCCTTCGACGCGGGCGGCTACACGCTCGCCGAGATGACCACCGCCATCAACATCCTGCCGAACATCTACACTCGGCTCGGCGAGATGGGCCTGTTCCGCTTCGAAGGGGTGACCCAGCGCAGCGTCATCATCGAGCAGGCCGAAGGCGTGCTCAACCTGCTGCCAACCGTCCCGCTCGGCGGGCCTGCCACCGTCGCCAATCGCGACACGCGCTCGATGCGCTCCTTTACGGTGCCGTGGATTCCACACGACGACGTCATCACGCCGCAGGACATCCAGGGCGTCCGAGGCTTCGGGGTGGCCGACGCGGCCGACCCGCTCGCAACCGTCATGGAACGCAAGCTCACCCGCATGCGCGCCAAGCACGCGCAGACGCGGGAATACATGGAGATCAACGCGCTCCGTGGCATCGTCAAGGACGGCGCAGGCGTCGCGCTCTACGACTACTTCGACGAGTTCGGCCTGGTCCAGCAGTCGGTCGATTTCGTGCTCGGGACCGCCGGCACGAACGTCCAGGGCAAGTGTCGCGAGGTCCTGCGCAACGTCGAGACCGAGCTTAAGGGCGAGACCATGAACGGCGTGCTCGCGTTGGTCAGCCCCGGCTTCTTCGACAAGCTCATCGGGCACTCCAAGGTCGAGGAGGCCTACAAGTATTTCTCTTCGACCGGCGCGCAGCCGCTGCGCGAGGACACCCGCCGCCGCTTTCCGTTCTCCGGCATCGTGTTCGAGGAATACAACGCAACGGTCACGCTCTCGACCGGCGCGACCGAGACGCTGGTTCCGGCGAACGAGGGCATCGCGTTCCCCCTCGGCACCATGGACACCTTCGTCACCTACGGGGCGCCTGCAAACCTGATCGAGACCGTCAACACCATGGGGCTGCCGATCTATGCCCGCCAGATTGCACGGCCCGATGGCAGCGCTATCGATGTCAAGACCGAGGCCTCGCCCCTGCCGGTGAACAAGCGGCCTCGCCTCGCGGTGAAAATCCTGAGCAGCAACTGAGCCGCATGATGGATGCGTTTGCGGCTGCGACCGACGCGCTGTTCGCCGACCCGAACATCGCCCGCAACGCGCTCTGGCGCGCGGGCGGTGCGGGCGATGGCGTCGTGATCCGCGTCATCACCAAGAGGCCCGACCAGGCCGCCGGTTTCGGCGACAGCCGCGCCATCCTGCCGACGGTGCTGATCGACGTGCGCCGGTCGGAAATCCCAAACCCAGTCAGCGGCGACACGGTCGAAATCGACGGCATGCTGTTCGAGGTCCTCGCCACTCCGGTCGCGGACAGCCTCGGCCTGGTCTGGACCTGCGAGGCCGCACCACCGCCCTGATCCGATGCGCTTCACGCTGAAGACCGACGACCTCGTCAAAGGCCTGGCCGAGGCAGAAACCGACGCGGCGCGTTCCGTCACCGGCGCCATGCGCGAGGTGACGGAGGGCTTGAAATCCGACCTGCGTGCCGACGTCGTCGATGGCGGCCTCGGGCAACGCCTCGCCAACACCTGGCGCGGGAAGACCTATCCGGAAAGCGCGGTGAGCCTCGAGGCGGCTTCGTTCGTCTGGTCGAAGGCGCCGAACATTGTCGACGCGTTCGACCGCGGCGTGACGATCCAATCCAGCCGTGGCTTCTGGCTCGCGATCCCGACGGCAGCCGCGGGGGTGAAGGGCATCAGTACGACCGGCGCCATGAAGCGGATCACGCCGGGCGGCTGGGAGCGGCGCACCGGAATGCGGCTCCGCTTCGTCTATCGCCGCGGGCGCCCTTCGCTGCTCGTCGCTGATAACGCGCGGCTGAGCAAGAAAGGACTGGCGCGGCCGAACATCGGCCGCACGCGCGGCGGCGCGCAATTCACGCGGTTGAAGGGCCGCTCGACAGTCGTCGTGTTCATCCTGGTGCCGCAGGTCACGCTTCGGAAACGGTTCGACATCGGCAGCGCCGCACAGCGCTGGGCCGATCGCGTCCCGGGCCTCATCGCAAGTCGCTGGAGATAATCGTGGAAGGCAACGAGCTCGCAATTTGGATTGCCGTCCTGTCGTTCTCCGTCGTCGCGTTCGTGCTGGTGGCAACCGCGCTATGACGAGCCGGCGAGAACAGGTGCTGGACGCGATCAAGGCTCTCGTTGCCGCGGCGCTGCCCGATGCCGACGTGAAGCGCAACCTGGCCAAGCCTGAGCGCATTGCGCCGGGTGGCCTCGCCATCATCCGGGACGGCGATCCGGGCGAGCCGGAAGTCATTCTATCGCCGCTCACCTACGTCTTTACGCACCGCGTCCCGATCGAGATCGCGGCCTATGAAACGTCAAGCCAAACCCGCGAGCAGGTGCTCGACGCCATGCTCGGAGCGATCGGTGCCGCCGTGGTCGCGGACCGCACGCTCGGCGGCCTCTGCGATTTCATCGAAGCCGAGGCTCCGTCAACCGACGATGTCGAGACCGCAGGCGCTCGCGCCGGCCGCTGGGCTGATCCTTCGATCGTTGCGGTCTACGGCACGACCGATCCACTGAACTGAATTCCATCAAACTTGGGAGAGTCCCATGGCACGCGCGCGCGGCGCCAACGCCGTCATGGCTGCCGCATTCGAGACCACGTACGGTATGCCGCCGGTGGCCGGCTACAAGAAGCTCCCATTCGTCTCCTCGGCGCTTGGCGACGAGCAGAACCTGATCGCGAGCGACCTCCTCGGCTATGGCCGCGAGCCGTTGCCGCCGAGCCGGGACGTCGTCAACAACGAGGGGGACGCCGTTGTCCCTGTCGATCTGCGGAACTTCGGCTATTGGCTGAAGCTCCTCCTGGGAGCCCCGACGTCGGTCGACAACACCGGGGTCTTCACCCACACGTTCGTGTCGGGCGCGCTCACCCTGCCGTCCATGGCGATCGAGATCGGCATGCCGGAGGTCCCGAGCTACGGGATGAACTTCGGCGTCCGCGCCAACTCAATGAAAATCCAGCTGCAGCGCTCGGGGCTCCTCAACGCCACCATGAGCCTGATCGCGCAGGGCGAGACCAAGGCGGCGGTGTCTGGTGCCGGCTCTCCGAGTGAAGCCGTGATCGAGCGCTTCTCGCAGTTCATGGGCGAGATCAAGCGCAACGGCACGTCGCTCGGGCAAATCGTCTCGGCGGAGCTCATGTACTCGAACAACCTCGACAAGGTCGAGGTCATCCGGCCGGACGGCCGGATCGAGGACGCCGATCCGGCGATGGTCGGCGTGTCGGGCACCGTGAACATCCGCTTCGCCGATACCGTGCTGCTCGATCAGGCGGTGGCCGGCACTGCATGCGAACTGTCGTTCGGCTGGGCGATCAACGCCAACAAATCGCTCCTGTTCACCGTGCACGAGGTCTACCTGCCGAAGCCGAAGCAGCCGATTACCGGGCCTGGTGGCATCCAGGCGGCGTTCGCCTTCCAGGCGGCCGAAGACCCTACGCTTCAGAAGACGCTGACCGCCGTCCTCACCAACGACATCACTGCCTACTGATCCACTGGCTCGATCCCATGAGCGATTGCGCTCCGTTCGGGATTTCGCGCTTCACTCCAAGAGGTTCCGATGCTCAAACTCGCCTTCGATCGCGAGCCGTTCTGGCTCGACATGCTGCCCGGCGTCCGGGTGCAGTTCCGGCCGGTGTCGGTCGCCGCCATCCTGCTGGCGCGCACCGCTGCGGCCGACGTGCTGCGCGCGGGCGGCGATGACGCCATGGTGAAGGCGGGCGTCGCCTTCACACGGTCGCTGGCACATTCCGGCATTGCCGCCTGGGAGGGGATCGGCGATGCCGACGGAAATCCAGTCGAGCCCTCGAAGGAGACGATCGACGCGGCGCTCGAACTGTGGCCGATGTTCGATGCGATCGATCGCCTCTATGTCGGGCCGGCCATCATCCAGGACGCGGAAAAAAACGTCTGATCGCTCTTGCCGAATGGCACTTCGGCGGGGGCGAAGGCTATTGCGCCGCGTGCCCCGAAACCTGCCCAGCGTGCCCCTACCAGGAACACGCCCCGACGACGGCCGAGGGCATTGTTGCCTGGGGCGTTCTCAAGCGCGCGGCCGGGCAGGTCCGCGCCGTCATGGGCGGCGTCTACGCGCTCGATTTCGGCGCGGTGCTGCTGCTCGCCGACGCCATGGGCGCGCTCAACTCGCTCCTGGTCGACATCCTCCCCGAGATCGAACCGATCATCGTCCGCGCCTACGCCCGGGACTCAGACTGAATGAGCACCACCCAGGTCTCGATCCGCCTCGGCGTCGAGGGCAAGGCGGAGGTCAAGCGCGCATTCGATGAAGTCGGCAAGGCAGGGCAGGATGCGTTTCGTGGCGTCGCGTCCAGCATGGACGCTACGGGCGCCGCCACCGACCGGCAGGCCCAGCGTCTGCAGCGCCTGGCGGAGGCGGCACGGCAAGCTGGCGCTGCCGACCAGGCGCAGCGCAACTTCAATTCGGTCCTCGGCGTCGGCACGGCGCCGAAGTCCGCGCGCGAGTCCGCGGCCGTCTTCGAAGAGTCGGCCAAGGCCGCCGAAGACCTCGCTGCTCGCACCGCGGCGCTCCGCGCGCAGATCGATCCGCTCGGCACTGCGCAAGCCAGGCTCAATGCCGAGATCGCAGAAGCGAACAGCCTCTTTAAGGCCGGCGCGATCACCGCCGCGGAACAAGCGGCCGCGCACGGCTTGGCGCAAGCCCGCTTCGACGGCACGGCGAGGGCGCTTGGAGCGATCGGCACGACGGGCAAGCTGACATCCAATCAGCTCGTCAATCTCAGCTACCAGCTCAACGACGTCGTCGTCTCGCTCGCGAGCGGCCAGCGCCCGCTGATGGTGCTGATGCAGCAGGGCTCGCAGATCGCCCAGATCTTCGGCCCGGGCGCAGGCGTGAGCGGCATCCTGCGCGGGGTTTGGCAGGGCCTCACCAGCCTGATCACGCCCACGACCGCGGTCGTGGTCGGCATCGCGGCGCTTGGCGCCGCGGTCGGCTATTCCTACTACCGATATATCGAGTCGCAGAAGGAGCTCGAGGTTGCGCTTGCCGGCACCGGCCGGGCTGCGGGCGCGACTGTCAGCCAGATCGAGCGCATCGCGGAGCAGTCGGCGTCCGCCGGCAGCGTTTCGGTTGCGGCCGCGCGCGAGATGGAGGCCGCGTTCCTGCGGACCGGCAAGATCGCGGTCTCGAACTTCGAAGGCCTGATCAAGGTCGTCAAGAACTACGCAGCGACCACGGGAACGGACGTTAGCGCAGCCACCAAGGAGCTGGCTGGTGCTTTCGCCGACCCGATCCGGGGCGCGGATGCGCTCAATGACAAGCTCAATTTTCTGGACGACCGGACGCGGCAGTATGTCCGCACGCTCGCCGACCACAACGATCGCACGGGAGCCCAGCGCGTCATGCTCGACGCGCTCAAGGGCAGCCTCGTCAACGCGGCGGAAGCAGCCACCGCGCTTGGGCGCGCGTGGGACTTCGTCGGGCGGATGGCGTCGAACGCCTACGACGCCATGGGCCGCGCGATCTCGCGCGTGCTCGATGGCGCCCCGATCGAACAGCGGCTCAAGGAGCTCCAGCAGGAACGCGCGCGCCTGCAGGCGCTGATCGAGAACCCGCCGACCCGCTTTGCCGCCCAGGCCCGCAACTTCAACACGCGGATGCTGGCCGAGGTTGATGCCGAGATCGCCAAGATCGAGGCGAAGCTCGCCAACATCGAAGTCCGGGCGAAGGAAGCGAAAGCCAACGAGCTTTCCGTCCGCGCTGGCACGGTTGCCCGCGACCTCACGCCGGGGTTCGAAGAGCTGCAGACGCTCAAGGCCCGCCAGGCGCAGCTTCGTTCCGCGCTCGACGACCCGCTCATTCGACAGAAGGTTGCCGACCTCAAGCAGGTCGAGACCGCCTATGACGCGGTCACCCGCGCGATCCGCACTTGGCTCGACCCAGCCGAGAAGGCCCGCCGCCTCGACGAACTCGAAATCCAGGCCCTCCAGGCCAAGACCCCGGCGCAGAAGGCTGCCATCGCCGAGGAGCGAAGACGGCTTGAGCTTGCCGGACAGGCGATCCCGGTTGCCATTGCCGAAGCCGACATCACGCGGGCCGGCACCAAGGCGCGCGCCGAGGCGACGCAGGCGCACATCGACCAGTCGCGCGTCGTCGAGGTCAATACCAAGGCGACGCTCGGCCTGGCCGATGCGTGGCTCAAAGGCGCGGCGGCGGCCCAGCAGGCGGAGGTCCGCCGCAAGGCGCTGACCGAGGCCGTGCAGAACGGCGTCGATGTCGAGACCCGCGCGCGCGAACTCCTCCGCGAGCAGATCGCTGAGCAAGCCGCGCAGTCGGCGAAGTCCGCCACCGATCTAACCGCTGAAGCCGCTGCGCAGCGCAAGCTTAATGATGCCGTTGCGGCCGGCACGATCTCAAGCGAGCAGGCGCAGCGCCTGATGCAGGTCGAGCAGGCGCTCCGGCCGCTCATCATTGCGCAGGCGCTTGCCGAGGGAAACGCAAAGGGCACGCTCGCGCGCGTCATTGATGCGCTGCGCGGAGCCTATGCGCGGCTGCACGGCGAGCAGGCGCGCGCCGCGGCGCTGCAGACGATCGAGGGCCAGAAGAACCAGATCGAGCTGCTGCAGAAGCAGATCGAACTGACCGGCCAGGGCGAGTCGCAGCGGGCGATCATCATCGCGCAGCTGCAGGCCGAGCAGCAGCTACGGCAGAAGGGCATCGATCTCGCCAGCGCCGAAGGCCAGGCGATCCTCGCCAATGCGGCCTATATCGAGCGGCTCAACCAGGAGCTCGCCCGCTCTAACGGCGCAATGCAGGCGCTGCAGGGCATCACCGACACGACCTTCAACCACTTTGCGACCCTGATCGCGCAAGGAAAGACCGACTGGAAGTCCTGGGCGGATGCGGGGCGCGCGGCGCTCGCCGATATCGAGAAGGAAATCCTCAAGCTCGCCGTCCTCAACCCGCTCAAGAACTTCCTGTTCGGAACGAACCTCACGACGCTTAACAACGTCGGCGGCCTCTTTGGAGGCTTGTTCGGCTTCAAGTTCCACGAGGGCGGTGTCGTCGGGGTGGGCGGGACACCGCACTGGGCGCCCGCACAGGTCTTCCGCAATGCGCCGCGCCTGCATGACGGCGCGTTCCTTTCGCCCGACGAAGTGCCGGCAATCCTCCAGCGCGGCGAGCGCGTGCTCAACCGCGCCGAGGCCGCGTCCTACGAGCGCGGCACGAAGGCGGCGCCGATCGTGCTCAACTTCGCGGTCACGACGCCGGACGCGGCCTCGTTCCGGCGGGCGCAAAGCCAGATCACCGCCGACATGGCGGCCGCGCTGCGGCGGGCGGAGCGCAACCTGTGACCGGATTCCATGATGTGCGGTTTCCCGACGCAGTGGCGCGCGGGGCGACTGGCGGGCCGGAGTTCTCAACCGACATCATCGCGGTCGCGTCCGGCTTCGAGCAGCGCAACGTGAACTGGTCGGCGGCGCGCGCCAAGTACGACATCTCGACCGGCATCCGCACCCGCGAGCAGATGGCCGAGGTGATCGCGTTTTTCCGCGCCCGCAAAGGTCGCGCCTATAGCTTCCGCTTCCGGGACTGGAATGACTTTGAAGCGGAGGCGCAGCCGCTCGCGGCGACGGCCGATCCGCTGGTGTGGCAGCTGACGAAACAGTACGCCTCCGGGCCCTCCGCGGAGCAACGCGTGATCACCAAGCCCGAGGCCGGCACCGTCGTCGTTCGCGTCAGCGGCAACCCGGTATCGGTCGATGTCGACCACCTAACCGGGCTTGTCACCTTCACATCGGCGCCCGCGGCACAGCCCTATGCCGACTTCCTGTTCGACGTGCCGGTGCGCTTCGACACCGATCACCTGCCGGTGGTGGCAGTCGCCTACCACATCCAGCAAGTCTCCTCGATCGCTTTGATCGAAATCCGGTCCTGACCATGAAGACCATGTCCGCCGAGCTCGCCGCGCACATTGCAGCCGAGGTGACGACGCTTGCGACCTGCTGGCGGCTGGAACGGACCGACGGTTGGGTGCGCGGCTTCACCGACCATGACCAGCCGCTTGTTATCGATGGCCTGACCTACGTCGCCGCAACCGGATTCCTTCCCAGCGCGATCAAGTCGGGCGCCGACCTCTCGGTCGATAACCTCGATGTCGACGGGTTTCTCGACGACGACGCGCTCAAGGCCGAGGACCTGTCCGCCGGCCTGTTCGATGGCGCGAAGATCGATATCTTCCTCGTCAACTGGGCCGACCTGTCGCAAGGCCGCGTGCTCCTTCGCCGCGGCTCCCTTGGCGAAGTCAAGCGCGCCGACAATCGCTTCTCCGCCGAAATCCGCGGCATCGCAAACCGCCTTCAACAGGTCGCCGGCAAGCTCTATTCGCGGCTCTGCCGCACCGATCTCGGTAGCGCCGAGTGCAAGGTCGTGCTCGGGCCGCTGACCGACGAGCTTGCGATCTCGGCGGTGTCGAGCGGCGACACCTTCACCGTCCCGACGGCGCGGCCGACGGGATTCTACACCTTCGGCGTCTGCACCTTCCTGACCGGCGCGAACGCCGGTGCGGCGACCGAAGTGCTCCAGCACATTGGACAATCGATCCAGCTGTTCACGCCGATGCCACGCCCGATCGTCGCCGGCGACCAGGTCCGCCTTGTCGCCGGCTGCGACAAGACTCCGGAGACCTGTCACGCCCGCTTCGGCAACATCCTCAACTTCCGCGGCGAGCCGCACATCCCCGGCAACGACAAGGTCTTCTCCTACCCGATCAAGAGCTGATGTTCACGCGCGACGCAGTCATCGCCGAGGCGCGGAGCTGGCTCGGCACGCCCTGGCATCATCAGGCATCGCTCAAGGGAGTCGGCTGCGACTGCATAGGATTCATCCGCGGCGTTGCCCAGCCGTTTGTCGGGGACATCGCGATTCCGCTCGACTATCCGGAGACCTGGCACCTCTATCGCGCCGAGCCGCGCATGTATCTCGGCTTCAAGGCGCGCGCCGAAGAGATCGACGCGGCCGATGCGAGACCCGGCGACATCCTGCTGTTTGGCGCTGGCAAGGGACCGGCGCACCACTGCGCCTACGTCGCTCCTGACGGGGGCCTGATCCACTGCTATCGCGAAGCCGGCAAGGTGGTCGAGCATGGCTTCTCGCCCTGGTGGCGGGCAAAGCTCCGCCACGCGTTCCGCATGCCCGGCATCGAGGACTGAGCGTGGCCAAGATCGTCCTCACGGTCGGCGGCTATGTGCTGGGTAACCTGCTGCTGCCCGGACTCGGCGGCGCGATCGGCGGGCTGGTTGGCGGTTACGTCGGCGGCATCGTCGACCAGCAGCTGTTCGGCGGCACCGCAAGCCAGACCGTCTACGGCGCGCGCATGCAGGATCTGCGCGTGCAGTCGTCGAGTTACGGCGCGGTGATCCCGCTGCTCTACGGCAAGGGGCGGATGGCCTCGAACGTCATCTGGATGCGCGGCTTCGATGAGGAGGTCCGCACCGAGACGCAAACCGTCGGCGGCGGCGGCAAGGGCGGCGGTGGTGGCGGCACGACCGTGACCAATGTCAGCTATCACTACTATGCCGATGTCGCGGTCGGCCTGTGCGCCGGCCCGATCGCCGGCGTGGACCGCGTGTTCGCCGACGGCAACGCGTTCGAGGACGACAAGGTCGGCGACATGCGAGTGTACGTCGGCAACGAGTCGCAGACGCCAGACCCGCTCATCCAGGCTGTCGAGGGCGTCGACCGGACGCCCGCTTATCGCGGGCTGGCCTACGTCGTGATGGAGCGGCTCTACATCACGCCGTTCGGGAACCGCCTGCCGAACCTCACCTTCGAAGTCGAGACGTGAAGCGTGGCCCAGCTCGTGTTGACGCTCGCCGGCGGCGTGCTCGGCGGCGGGATCGCGGGCGGCCTCGGCCAGTCGCTCGGCGCGCTGTTCGGCGCCTATGTCGGCGGCATCCTGGACCGCGAGCTGTTCGGACCGCAGCAGGACCGGCGGACCGTCGAAGGCGCGCAGCTCACCGAGCTCAACCTGTCGGGGTCGGCCTATGGCCAGACCATGCCGGTGGTCTGGGGCCGGATGCGGGTGCCCGCCAACATCATCTGGGTCCGCGGCATCCGCGAGGTGGTCCGCACCGAGACGGTGGGAGGCGGCGGCAAGGGCGGTGGCGGGGGCGGCGGCACGCAGACCATCACGCGCACGAGCTACCACTACTATGCCGATGTAGCGCTCGGGATCTGCGAGGCGCCGGTCACCTCGATTTATCGCATCTGGCTCGACAAGACGCCGCTCGATCCCGAGCACGTCGATGAAATCCGCGCCTACTATG